ATTAGAATATCCAGAGCCAGGATTTTCAACTACAATTCTATCTAAAACATTTCTAAAAACAGTGGATGTAAATTTATGGCTACCTTTAGATCTACCAGTAAAAGAAACGCTGTTTATACCCGCCACAGCGTCTTCAAAGGTATTCATAAGACTAATTTCAGTATCACTAATCTTATTAACAAAATAGATAGATTTATCAACTAAACCACCTACCACATCATCTAAAGTTGATTTTTCATAAACGACAGATTCACCATCAAAGAATAAATGATCTGAAGGAAAAATTATATTTCCACCTACATTATTAGGTGCAAGAACCACATCATCTTTTGCGTTGAATAATCTTGAATTTCTTGTGGCTTTCAATCTAGCATTTGCAGTCGCACCTTGACCATTACCACCTGTTATTACTACATTTGGTACTGCCTTTAAATCATAACCACCAGATATAACGTCAATACCTTTAAAGTTTCCTTCAATGACTGCATATGCAGTTGCTCCTGTTCCTACGTTATCTGATATGTGTATATTAGGTGGAGTTATTAAATCATAATCCTTTCCTCCACTCTCCACATCAATACGATCTATTCTTCCAAAATGAACACTATCACCAGATTGGTTGGATAATATCTCAACACCATTTAAAAACATTCCAACTGGTTCGTTTTGTAATGATCTATCAGACTCACTTGGTTGTGGTGATATAGGAAATTTTCTTAAAAAGTTTTGATGTCTTACATTTTTTCCAGATAAATCACTTGGAACCAATTTATGAATGGTTGTACTACCTACACCAACAATGGAAATAACTTTACCAGCAGCTACATCGGGAATACTTCTTGATAGTTGTATTATATCATCACTAACTTTTCTTATCGCATATATTGATCCAGTGTCTAAACCAACAACTCTGTTTGCAGCAAACGTGAGTGAAGAATCATTAGGTTCATACTGAACTAATTCTCCATTTGTAAAATTATGTTGATCAATTCTAATATTATTAGTTACACCGTCAACATTTGAATTAAATTCTGGAGCAGCTGAGGTAAATGTTTTACTTCTATTAGTTGCAACTATTTCGTAACTTGGTAAAGATCCAGATGTAACATAAACCTCTGTGTTATCTCTAGAGATATATGTATTTTGTACATCTGCAACAAATTTTGATACACCTAATTCATTGTTTGTACTTTTTGCAAAATTTAATTGTCTTTGAACTTTATAAAGTTTAGATGTGTTAAATTGTCCAGAAGTTATTGATAATCTAAATTCTTTATCATTATAAACATCAAGAACTAAACCAGAAATATTATCAGGATTTTGATCATCATTGGTTACATCTAATAATACAACTGAATCATCAATACTTAAAAAATGTGGAGCAGATGTTGTTACTACATTACTGTTAGAATTAACTTTAGATGTATTTGTTTCTATATCTCTCGCAACATCACTTTTAGTTTTTATATTATCAATCCAACTATTTAAATTTTGATTAGCTTGATCTGATACTTTACCTAATTGTCTTGGTACAATAACATCACCCTCTTTTAAAAATCCAACATCGGTTAAATCGACATTATTAGCTACATTTGTTAATCTAAAAAATACTGGTTTACTTGCATCTCCATCTTCATACGCAAATACCGTCTTTCCCGATCTTACAAAATCACTATCAGTGTAACTAGATGATATGCCAGAAACACCAAAGAATTGTGTAGATGTTTTACTCGTATATGTTGCAATACCAACAGTTAAACCAGCACCAACATACAATTCTCCTTCATCAGGGAATCCAAGTGTTGAATCAACAGTAATAACTGTGGTTCCGATAGAAACAGGATTAATTAAAGATGAAGATCCTGTAGGTTCAAATGTTCCAACTATTGATCCTTTACTTAAACTAACGATATAATAATTTCTACCATCTCTAGGGAAGAATTGAACATTAAAAATAGATCCACTAGTAGCTGGATTATCAGTTTGAAATAATGTTTGGCCAACTACTTTTGCAGGATTACCACTAATTCTCTCAACAATCAAATCATTAGTTTTTACGTAATCCGCATCTGATGGTGCAAACAGATATTCAATTGGTTTTATAACTTCAGCTCGACTATCAAATAATACACCAAATAATATTTTTATTGCTTCATCAGTTCCTTTTGATGCATAGAAATCTTTTGCTTGACGTAAGAAGGTAGCTTTATCTACTTTTGCATTTAGTTTACGATCCTCAAATCCAGGCATAAACAATTGTTTTGTTTTTTGCCAAAATTCCTGTAAAAATAAATTACTTAAATTGATAACTTTTGATTCATTTTCATGTTTACTTGCATTTGTTGTAGAAAATACAAGAGACTCAGGATTTGTTGGTGACTTTAAGTTATCAACACCACAAAATCCTCTTACACATCCAGTAAATGATGTGGAGGTAATACCAGTATATGTAATAATTTCATTATCAATTTTAAGTAATCCATAATCAGAAGGCCATCCATCAGTTGAACTTACATTAATTGTAGCATCATATGAATTTACAAGACTTGTACATGTCGTAAATCCAATTAAGTTATAATTTTCTGAATAAGTATCAGCTTTCTGATAGTCATTAAAATTAGTAATTATATCAATTGACTTTCCTTTACTTTCTTCACTAATATAGTATTGTTTTAAAAAATCAACAAATAAGGGATTATCTTCTGCTATGAAAGAAGGTACTTGACTTCTTACAAGTTTATTGATCTGAACTTTTTTAGCTGCGGTGTCTATACCCATTATTAAACAGTTTAGTAACTAGATGAGGAAGAAGATGATGACGATGACGAACGAGATGATGTAGAAGATGAACTTGTGGTAGTTGATGATGAAGATGTAGTGCCTGGAGTACTTGATATAGGTTGACTATCTGATGAATGAGTGCTACCTGTCATTTTTGATCCATCACTCATAGTATGGAAAGATCCAAAGTATGCTTGACCATTAACGTATCCAACTAAGGTAGATGATGATGCCGCATCAGTTATAATATCACCACGAACCTTAGAACCATTTGTAAAACTAGATGTAGAAATATAATTAGCGCCAGATGTATCTGCACCTGTAGAAATTATATCCTCAACACAATTTATTTTACTATCAGCAATTGATAATTGTAAATAAAGATCTTTTAATCCAATAACATCATTTGAATCTGGAATTGCTTCAATTTCAACAATGTTATCTGCTTTAATAGTTGAAAGTATGCGTATTGTATCTATAAGAATTTCACCAATGTCATATTTGACAGTTCCTGCATTACTATTGACAATTTCAACAGCTCCAGTGTTACTAAGTCTAAAAATAATCAATCTACCAGTTTTTTCATCAACATAAGTATCTGTAAAGTATAAAACTCCACGAATTCCATCAACCGTAAATCCTGTTGATTTGATATTGTAACCTTTGTTGCGATTATGAAATTTATTTCCAAAACATAATTCATATTGTGCAAAATTAGCTGTATCAACATCTAAATTACGTCTAATAATTATTTTTGTAATATTTGACGTTACTGCAGAACTACTATCATCAATTATCTTCAAAACTTTACTATATTTAAATCTACTACCAAAAGAATTTAAATCTGATGAGTTTGCATAAGTTTCAAGTGAATTTCGGATGGTAGTTTTCAAATTATTGACATTTGCAACTGCATTTGTGTTGTAATACACGTTTGTGTCAATTTCAACAAATAAAAACTTTAAATCTATAAATTCTTGACGAATTCCAGCTACTGAATAACTTTTTAGCTTGTCTAAAAGTTGTCTTTTGTCAAAATCCGAGATAAATCGACCATTTTTAGGTTTTATTGATAAAAATACCTTTCCAAACTGCGGTGGATTGGAATCTTCACCTCCATAAGCGGTCACACTCTCCACATTTGGAAAAATTGTTGGAATTATCGCTTCATAGTCGTTAGCTGTGACTGCTCGATGCTGTGCCGAGTAAACTCTGGGTGATAAATTACGAATTGTATCAATACTTTCAACTTCAGCACCATTACTTGACCTTTGATTTGTAATTATATCAGAAATTCCGCTTGTAATCAGTCCTCCATCATTATCAACCAGTTTTCCAGAGAAAGAAAAGTTGGCAACACCGTTTCCATTGACTCCATCAGTCACAATATATGTTGAATTAATAACATTTCCGTTACTTAACCGTTTTCCAAGCACTCCATCACCAAAAAGTAGCTCATATTTCTCATCTTGTACCTCTTGTATCAAAAATGTCTCAGAATGAGTACTGATTCCAACAATATTATCGATTTGTGAGTAAGTTTTTCTTGAAGATGACGTTAAAGTGTCTCTAACTTGCACTTTTAACGTTGATGTATCAACATATGGGTTAGGAATTATGAATTTTTGGTTAGGTTGAGACGTATCTACGACAAATTCGTTAGTTACAAACGTTCCTTGTTTAATATCTATGGTAAATTCTGCAAATCCATCACTCACAGGTGATGTAATGTCCTCTGGAGTGCAAAAAGTATAGTTAGTATTCGCAAAATCACCCAATGCAACCAGTCCAGCCTTCAATGTTACGCTCGATTTTGTTGTTCCAGAACCTAAATCAACTGTAAAACTCACATTTGCAGTTGAAGCTCGTCTTGAAGAGGGTACATAACCAACATTTCTTGCTAAAGCTACGACATTTTCACGTAAAGTTGCACTATCAATGAATGATTCGTTAGCAACCATGTTAGTATTATAGGCTGTAACGTAGGTATTGTATGCTAAAGTGTCAATTAAGACTGATAAATTGGATCCTTCAAAGTCAAAATCAGTAAAATTTGAGTTGGCACGCAAATATTCACGCAAAGAAACCTTAATTTCTTCAAAATCTAGGTTTGTATACTGTGTAAATGCCATTATACTCTGGTTGGTTGAAGGATAAATGTAATTTCTTGGGGTATTGCCTCTTGGCCGATGATATCATAACTTATATTGACCTGTAATTCATTCGTATCGTTAGGATGATTGACCACAACGTCAGTTAAATTGACTCTTGGTTCAAAATTTTCGATTGTAGTCTGAATTTGTGTCTTTAAAGTAGCCCTTAGATTATTATCAGGAAGTTCAAATAGGCTATCTCTAACACCAGAACCAATCAAAGGGTTAAAAAACCTCTCTGTATTGATTGTCTCAACTAAATTACGAACAGATCTCTTGATTGCATCCTCATTTGTAAGTGCAATTATATCATTTGTTACAGGATGTCTCTTAAAAGATAAAGAAATATCCTTAAAACGTCTCGATTTTTGTTGTCTTATAATCGGCATCTACTTTTTGATGCAATTTACTCAATATATTTATACTACTTTATAAAATGTGTATTTCAAAAACAGCTCTTCTAAGGGTTCAATGTCTGAAATTGTGCGAATATAGTACTTATTACCTACCAAATACTTTTCACAGTTCGGTTTTTCGCTGTGATTTATGAATCCACCAATTGGAGAACGGTAGATTTCATCATCTATTAAAAGGTGAGACATACCAAGTTCCATACCCGACATCAGTTTGACCTTTGTGAAGACGCCTTGGCCTGCTACTGAACTATTCTGAATGAATAGCCCGTCGGGTAATGCTTGGTAACTCATTATCTTCCTTGACCTCGATATCTTTTCTTGGGTTTGTTTCGAGAAGTTGCGCTGTATTTCGAGTGTTTACCGAGTCCTTGCCGAGATTTTTTAGGACGAGACTCTACAAATATCGATCCAGTTGCAGTTGATTTAATTTTCGCCATTGTTTAATTCCATTGTAATTGTACTTGGGTCTGGTTGACCTGTATTATAATAAGCCTCAGAGAGTTCTTGCATGATATCCATTGCATCATCGAGACTTCCTTTGGAAAGAACTAACTTCCCTTTGACTCTGACATCAAATGACTCTTGATTTTTCATGTCCAACACGTATACGAGGGTCGCACCATATCTCAAAGCCCTTCTTCTTTGCATCTAAACAGAAACTGACATCCTCACCACACATGTCCTGTACCTCACCTGATTCAAAGACTTGCATCTGAGGTGCAAACCAAGGGTATTCAAGATTCTCAAAGACTCCATTCTTAATTGATACCCAACCAAAGCCAGTGTAATCGCATGTAAATGGTTTCTTTCTCTTACTCATTGTTTCCACAGTCTCATGATTCATCACACCTTTATTCTTCTTGAAGTCTTCTTCTTCCAACCAGTGTGCAATGGATGTAGTTGTGCCATCCTCAGTTGCATACCAACCAGCTGCAATATCTTTTTCCATACCTAATTGCATGAGACGTAGAAAACTTTCTGTAGAGAAAACAATGTCAGAGTCGATCCATAACTGATAATCATACTCTAACTTACCATCCCAAGGTTTCTGATTCTTTCCACGTAGTACATTTGCACCTAAACACTTGCATCGTGCAAAGTTTACCATTGAAGAGTAGTCTTGTGATATCTGTATGGCTCCACCAAAACCAACAATATCAAAACAAAGTTGTACAAAGTTCTTGAGAAAGATATAACTACAACCTCTTCCAGGCATACAAAAAACTATCTTTTTTCCTTTTAAATGCTCTTTAACTTTTTCCGCATCAAAGTCATCTTTGACTGCTGCAGGTTTTGCTGCTTTTACTTTAAATCCTTTTGCCATGTAATATTCAAAGGTGTAATATAATCATACCATGTATATAGGTGCTTGTCAATAAGACCTGTGGTGGGTATTTTGGCCACCGAAATTTTTTTGAGTATCTTCTGGCACAAACTCAAAAATGATAAGAAGTAGGACAAAACCAAAACCTAGAAAGAATCGGAGTATCTTCATGGGGGATCTGATTAACCATCCTGCAAGAACTACCTTCCAGAATGGCCAATCTTGGCCGTGGTTGTGGCTCTCGGCGAAATTTTTATATTTGTCTCGGTGGTGCATACTTTTGTAGGTTAGGGATGTTTAGCTTTTTTGGTAAGGGAACAAGGGGGGATATCATCACCCCCCAAACAACTGCAGCCAGCACGAACTATCCGCTGGTCTTAAAATATGATGACTTCGGCGCTTCGATTATATTTGTATCTGGTCTAAGTGCATGAGCGCTATATGCTTGCCCTCTTCGGTTGGTGTTAGTTCTTACGCCTTTGGTCATGCTCATAATTAACTCC